GGTTATTCGAACCACGTCTTTTCAGGGTTTGTGGAGGTTGCTAAGGGGGTTGTATGGTTGACCTGATGGCCAGGTGTAAGCAAGCGGAATTCGGTGAACTGGTTGGGGTCAGCCAGCAAGCCATTTCGGACCTGTTCTCCAGGCGCGTGCTCTCCGAGGATGGCACGGCGGGGCAATGGCTCCGTGAGTACTGCGGGCACCTACGCGAGATGGCCGCCGGCCGGGCTGCCGCCGGCGACCTGGATCTTGCAACCGAACGGGCGATGCTGGCCCGATCCCAGCGCCATGGCCAGGACATCAAGAACAACGTGGCCATGGGCACCTACGCTCCTATCGATCTGCTGTCCGATGTGCTGGCCAATGCCGCCCAGGCGGTGGTAGACCGGCTGGAGCAGATCCCGGCTGACCTGCGCCGAGTATGTCCCGACCTTCCGCAGGCGGCGCGTGACGCGGTGATGGCCGAGATCGCCTCGGCCCGAAACGAGATGGCGCGCAAGACCGCCTCCCTGGTTGCCGATGCCCTGGACCCCACGGACCTGCAGGAAGATGATGAGCCGACGGTCGAGGAGGTCGACGCTTGATCCCGCATACCCTCCCGATCGCTACGCGCGCCGCCGTCGTCCGCGCCGTCCGCGCCGGACTGGCACCGCTGCGCGCCGATCCGCCCATGCCCCTGTCCACCTGGGCTGAGCAGCACTTCGAGATGGATGAAGAATCCAGCCACCGCCGGGGCCTGTGGGCGGCCTGGCCGATCCAGATCGGCTGGATGGACGCATTCAGCAACGACGATATCTTCGAGGTCGACGTCGAGAAGGCCAAGCGGGTCGGCTACACCAAGAGCGTGGTGGCCTTCGCCGAATACAACGCCAGCCATCGGCGCCGGAAGCTGGCCATCTGGCAGCCGACCGACGATGACCGGGACTCATTCGTCAAGAGCGAGGTCGCGCCCGCTTTCGACATCTGCAAGGCCTTGGCGGCAGTACGACGTCACGATCGTGACGCCAACACCGTCCGCTTCGTGCGCTTCCGCGGCAGCGTCCAGCACTACCTGGGCGCCAAGGCCGCGCGGAATTTCCGCCGAATCACGGTGGCCGTCTCGGTCCTGGACGAGGTCGACGCCATGGATACCGTGGTGGAAAAGACCATCGATCCCTACACCGGCGCCGTCGGCCGCTTGGAGGGGGCCCCGTTTCCGAAAGTGGTCCTGGGCACCACGCCCAGGCACAAGCTCACCAGCCACATCCGCCGGCGCGTGGACGCCGCCGAAGCGGTCATGGAATACCTTATCCCTTGCCCGCACTGCGGCCATCGCCATGCCCTTGGCTACGGCCGTCTGCGCGACGAGGCCGACGAAACCGGAATGCAGTGGGAGGAGGACGAGCCTCTGGCCACCGTTAGGCACGTCTGCCCGCACTGCCGCCAGTCCATCACGCAGGCCGACTACCTGGCCGTGTGGGAAGACGGCCGCTGGATCAGCCGCTGCGGACAGTACCACTACGACCACGTGGCCAAGGTTTGGCAGGACGGCGAAGGCATGCCCAGGCCGGCGCCGCGCCACGTCGCCTTCGTGCGCGCCTGGACCGCCTACAGCCCCCAGCGCGCCTGGCCTGACATCCTGCGCGAGTTCCTCGAGGCCAGAAAGGCCAAGAAGGCCGGCGACAACGGCCCCATGCAGGGCTTCGTCAACGAGACCTTGGCCGAGGTCTGGGAAGAGGAGTACGAACACACCGACGCCAGCGTCCTGGTCAAGCGCGCCCAGACCGACCTCGACATTCCTCTGCATGTAGTCCCGTCCGGCGCCTGCAAGCTGTTGATGTTCGTCGACACCCAGGCCGACCGCTGGGAAGCCGTCACCTGGGCCATCGGCCGTGGCGAAGAGATGTGGCCTATCGACTACCGCGTCATCTACGGCACCCCCGCCGACCAGGCCGAATGGGCCGACAAGCTCGACCCCCTGATCCGCACCGTATACCGCCACACCCACGGCCACGAAATGACCCTCGACGCCATCGGCATCGACACCGGCGGCACCAACTGGACCCACCAGGCCTACAACTACTGCCGGCTGCGGGCCCACCAGAAGGTCTACGCCTGCAAGGGCGACCCCGCCCTGGGCAAGCCCATCAAAATGAAGCCAAGCCAGGTTGACGTGAACGCCTACGGGCGCGTCATCAAGCACGGCGTCAAGCTCTGGCGGATCTGCGTCGACACCGCCAAGGACCTGCTCCATGGCCGCCTGGAACAGGTCAAGCGTCCAGGCCCCGGCTACATCCACCTCAACCGCCACTTGCCCCAGGAGTTCTACGACCAGCTCACCGCCGAGCACCGCATCCGGGTCCGCCAGGCCCACGGCTGGGCCGAGCGCTGGGTCTGCCCCAGCGGCCACCGAAACGAGGTGCTTGACTGCACGGTCGGGTGCCTGTTCCTGATCCAGGTGCTCGGCCTGCACAACACACCGGCCAGCGTCTGGGAGCGCTGGGAAGCCAACCTCACCCCAGACCTGTTTGCCACACCGCCTGAAACAACAGCGCCAGAAAGCGAAACAACAGCCCAAGAAAGCGAAACGCAGACCCATGAAACCGTGCCTACGTCTGCACCGAGCGCACCCGTGCCATTGCCACCGCGCCGATCACCAAGCCTGTCCCGCCGCACCGGCGGCGTTTCGCGCCGGACCTGACATGACCCTGCGCGAGCTGATGCAATTCGTGGTCGAGTGCGCCGAGCAGACCGGGCACAGCCTAAGCGCCGACTGCGCCGAACAGATTGAGAGACAGATCGCCAAGACATTCCCGGCCGAGAAGGTCTACATTCCGCGGCCTGACGCATCGAAAAAAATTGCCATCGCCGAGGCAGCGAAACGCCTACCCACCGATGTAGTGGCAAGCAGGTATGGCGTCACGCGATCCTGGGTCCACAAGGTCGTCAGAAAAAAAGTGGACTGACTCGGCCCTACGAGTCCACAACCGCTTGCCATGCTTCGCCCCATGGCATCCATCCAAACCACCGAACCCACAGAACTGCGCGCCGGCGATACCTGGACCTGGCGCCGGGACGACCTGTCCGACTACCCGGCGGGCGATGGTTGGACGCTCACTTACTACTTCCGCACCGCCACCCACTATTTCAACGTCGTCGCCGCGGCCGATGGCGATGCTTATCTCGCCACCGTGGCCAAGGCCATCACAGCCACCTACGGCGCCGGTGCCTATGACTGGGTCGCTGTGGTCGGAAACGCCACCGAGCGCCATGAGGTCGACCGCGGCAAGACCACTGTCCTGCCCGACTACAGCGCCGCCGTCGCCATCGATGGCCGCACCTTTGCCCGTACCCTGCTCGACTATGTCGAAGCCGAGCTGCTCAGCCGCGGCAGCTCAGGCCGCCTGGACGTGGTCACCAGCGCCCTGGCCGACCGCAGCCTGACCCGCGACGCCGGCGGCCTGACCACGCTGCGCAACCAGCTCAAGGTCGAAGTGCAGCGCGAAGAGGCCGCCGAGCGGCGCCGGCAAGGTCTGCCCAGTCGCAACCGCATGCACTTCGTGGGCTGACCATGACGACCACGCCAATCCTCGCCGACGTAACCCTGGGCCCGGTGCGCGTCCGCCAGGCCGGCCAGCCGATGCCCGCGCCGCGCCGCCTGAACACTTGGGCCGCCGTGCGCTCCGAGGCGGTCAAGCCGCCCCATGTGCTCGCCCACCACCGCGCCCGGGTCCGGGCCGAGTATGCCGGTGGCACCATCCAGCGCCACAACGCCAACTGGATCGCCAGCCACAGCAACGCCAACCAGGCCTTGCGCTACACCCTGACCACCATGCGCGCCCGCTCGCGCTCCCTGGAACGCGACGACCCGCTGGTCAAACGCTTCCTGGCCCTGGTCGAGACCAACGTGGTCGGTGCCCAGGGCGTCAGCCTGCAAAGCCGGGTCGGCAATATCGGCCCGGATGGCCGCACCGTCATGGACGCCGCCGCCAATCGCATCTTCGAGCGCGAGTACGCCCTGTTCTCCCGCCGCGGCGAATACGATGTCACCGGCCAACTCGGCCGCGCCGCCTATGAGCGCCTGCTCATCCGCACCATCGCCCGCGACGGTGAAGTCCTGGAAAAGATCGTCTCCGACCCAACCAGCCGCTGGGGCTTCCGCCTGCAGATGATCGAAGCCGACTGGCTCGACGAGACCCTGAACGAAGACCGGCCCGACGGCAGCCGCATCATCATGGGCGTCGAGCTCTCCCCGGCAGGACGCCCAGTGGCCTACTGGCTGCGCGATCGCCACCCCGGCGACAGCCTCGGCCGCGCCGGCTACAGCCGCACCCGCTACAGCGCCGACGTGGTGCGCCACTACTTCGTGCCGATGCGGCCCGAGCAAGTGCGCGGCGTGCCCTGGATCCACGCCGCCATGACCCGCCTGTACCAGATGGGCGAGTACAACGAGGCCGCCATCATCGCCGCCCGCATCGGCGCCGAGAAGGTCATGATGCTAAAGGAGACCGAGCCGGGCGCCGCCGCCGCCATGACCGATGGCGAGGAAAACGACGGCACCTTCGTCTGGCGCTCCAGCAAGGGCGCCGTCGACATCCTGCCCGCCGGCACCGAGCCCGCGTCCTGGGTGCCAAACTACCCGGACGCCAACTACGGCCCGTTCGTCCTGGCCGGTGTGCGCGGCATCGCCTCCGGCCTCAACGTCGCCTACGAGAGCCTGAGCAACGACCGCCAGGGCGTCACCTGGACCAGCATCCGCCACGCCGTACTGGACGACCGGGATTCCTGGACCTTGATCCAGGACTGGCTGATTGACAGCAAGTCGCGCGACACCTACAGCGCGTTCCTGAGCTACGGCTTCCTGTCTCCAGCCCGCCCCTTCGATTACCTGCCCGCCAGCAAGATCGACAAGTTCAACGCGCCCAGCTTCCAGGGCCGCCGATGGGATTGGGTCAATCCTAAGGACGATGTCGAAGCCAAGCTCCAGCAGATCAAGGGCTGCCTCACCAGCCACCGCCGCGTCCTGGCCGAGCGCGGCATCGACCTGGAAGACCTGCTCATCGAGCGCCAGCAAGACCGCGCGCTGGCCGCCAAGTATGGCGTCGACCTCGATGCCGCCGTCCAGGCTCCGAACTACAACCAAGCGCCGCCCGCGCCCGTCAATGGAGAAATTCCGGCATGAGCCAAAAAATCCGCATCCGCGCCATGCAGGCCAACCAGGTCGAGATCGAGATCGACGGTGTCATCGGCTACTGGGACGACGGCGACGCGGTCGATGCCGACTACTTCATCGACGCCCTCAATTGGTACGCCGCCATGGGCACGCCGCTGTTGATCTGCATCAACTCCATCGGCGGCAGCTATATCCAGGGCCTGCGCATCGCCGAGGCCATCAAGTCTTACCCGCACGCCATCACCACCCGGGTCGAAGACCGCGCTTATTCCATCGCCTCGCTGATCGCCATGAGCGGCAAGCGCCGCGAGATCGCCGCCAATGCCAGCGGCATCATGATCCACAAGCCCTGGGCTGAGGACGTATCGGGCACCGCCGAGCAGTTGCGCGAAGTCGCCGACATGCTCGACGAGATCACCGCCATCTTCGCCGACGACTACCTCCGCCTCACTGGCGTCGATGTCAAGGCCTACCTGGACGGGACCGACCACCACTTCGCCCCGCAGGACTGCCTGGACCAGGGTTTCGTCGACGCAATCGTCACGGACCCCGAGATCATCCGCGGCGAACTCGCACCGCCGCCGGCCCGTACCCGGCCGGTAGAGCAGATCGCCGCCAGCCTGCGCGCCTGCATCCAGGCCCGCCACAACCTGAATCACACCATTGCAGCGGACCCGAAACCGGGCGAAGTCCGCACCAAGCAAACCCCGCCCGAACCCGCAATCACTAGGAGCACCACCATGGCTGATCCCGCCACCACCGCCCCTGCCCCCGCCGCTCCGGTGGATGTGCAGGCCATCCAAGCCAAGGCCCTGGCCGACATCCAGGCCCGTAACCGCGATCTGATCGACACCGGTAAGGCCTACGCCAAGTTCGGCGGCGAAGCCTTGGCCATGCAGGCCGTCGCCGAGGGCTGGGAAAAAGACCAGCTCAACGCCGCCCTGATGAAGGCCATGGCCGCCGGCCCGGCCCACGCCACCTATGGCGCCGGGGCTCGGGCCCAGGACAACCTGGACGCCCAGACCAACGGTTTCAAACACTTCGGCGAATTTGCCCACCACGTGCGCAACGCCGCCCTCGGCAATGGTCGCGTCGACGAGCGCCTGGTACGCGCCGCCGCCACCAGCTACGCCAACGAAGGCAGCGGCGGCGACGGCGGTTTCGCCGTCCCGCCCCAGTTCGCCCAAGCCATCGCCGCCCTGGCCATGGAAGAAGACTCCCTGCTGGCCATGACCGACTCCACCCCGGTCACCGGCAACAGCATGTCCTTCCCCAAAGACGAGACCACGCCCTGGGGCTCCACCGGCGTCATCGCGAACTGGGAAGGCGAGGGCGATACCAACACCGAGCGCAAGCCGGTGCTCAGTCTCGACCACCTGCGCCTGAAAAAGCTGGTGTGCATGGTCAAGGCCACCGACGAGCTGCTGGCCGATACCCAGGCCATGGCCGCCTACCTGCGCAACAAGATGGGCCAGGCCGTGCGTTGGAAGTCCAACGACGCCATCATCAACGGCACCGGCGTCGGCCAGCCCCTGGGCATCCTGCGCGGCGGCTCCGTGGTGGAGGTCGCCAAGGAAACCAGCCAGGCCGCCGACTCCATCGTCGCCGCCAACATCGCCAAGATGTACGCCCGGGTGTTCAAGGCCGGCGGCCCGGTGGTATGGCTGCACAACCCGGACGCCTTCCCCCAGATCATCACCCTGTCGCTCAACAGCAACCCGATCTGGGTGCCGAACAACCAGGGCTTCCAGGGCGCGCCCAACGGCTTCCTGCTCGGCCGGCCCCTGATCGAAACCGACGCCTGTGACACCGTCGGCGATGTCGGCGACCTGATCCTGGCCAACATGGGCGGCTACCGCTCCATCACCAAGGCCGGCGGCGAATCCTTCAGCGAGTCCATGCACCTGCACTTCGACCAGGACATCGTCGCCTACAAGCTGGTGTTCCGCATGGATGGCCAGCCCTCCCTGTCCGCCGCCGTGACGCCGCCCAACAGCGCCGCCACCCGCAGCCACTTCGCCACCCTGGCCGCACGCGCCTAACCCTACGGGCCGGCCCGGGCCGGCCCATGACCGAAAGGACACACCATGCACCCCAACGTCCCCCTGACCGATGTCGCCAAGCTGGTGATGGGCTCCCCCATCATCGGCGCCCTGGCCACCACCAACGGCGACTGCGATTACGTCAGCCTGAAGGGCTATGACCGCGCCACCATCATCATCCTGGTCGACAACGCCGCCACCGTCACCGGTGCCGCCATCACCCTCAAGCAGGCCACCGCCGTGGCCGGCACCGACGAGAAGGCCCTGGCATTCAGCTCCATGCGGGCCAACGTCGACTGCGCCGCCGGCGATACCCTGACCGATACCGCCGTCACCAGCAACACCTTCACCACCGACACCACGGACAACAAGAATCTTATGTACGTGATCGAGGTGGCGGCCTCTGACCTGGACGTGGCCAACGGTTTCGACTGTATCCGCGTCGACAGCCTGCTCATGGCCAACGCCGTCGGCGCGGTCATGTATGCCCTGCACGGCGCCCGCCACGCCAGCCCGCAGGCCATCTCCGCCATCGTTGACTGAGCATGGACTTCGGCCCGGACCTTGCCGCCCTGTATGCCGAGTTCGGCACCGACATCAGTGTCGCTGTCGACGGGGCAACGCAGACCGCGCGCGGTTACTTCACCGCGCCGGGCGCCGCGGCGCTGTCCGGTGCCGGGATCAGCAACGACTACACCATCGAGCTGTCGGCGCTCAGCCTGCCCAGTATCCGGGCCGGCGCCACGGTCACCATCTCGGGCACCAGCTATAAGGTGCGCGAGATCTGGCCGATAGACGACGGCTCGGTCCGCCGCCTCACACTGCGCAAGGTCTGACATGACCAGCAAAGCCGAACAGATCGCCCAGGCCATCATCACCCGGCTGACCGTGCCGCCCCTGACCGGCATGACGGCGGCGGAGGTATTGCGCGACCCGCTCGATGCCCTGGACTCGGCCGACTACCCGCTGCTGTGCGTCGAGCTTGGCGATGAGTCGCCGCCGACCCGGCCGGTCACCGGGGCGAAACAGCGCAGCGTGCTGGTGCACGTCAGCGTCCTGGCCAATGGCGCCACGCCCCTGGTGGCCGCCGACCCGATCGCCACCGAGGCCGCCGGCCGGATCCTCGCCGCCCCGGAACTAGGCGGCCTGGCCATCGATACCCTCGAGGGCGCGACCGAGCGGATCAAGGACGAGCTGGGCGAGGGCAGCGCCAAGATCACGATGACCTTCCAGGTCGTGTACCGAACCACCGAAACCTCCAAGGAGTCATGATGGCCAAAGCCTCACCCATCCCCGCGGCCGATGAATACGACGGCCAGGGCGGCAGTTATGAGATCGACCCGACTACCGGCGTGCGTCACCTGGTGGCGCAAACCCAAGCACCTGACCGGGGCAGCCCCCCGCCCGTTGTTGCGGTGCAGACGTCTGCACCGGCCGACGTGACGCCCGCGCCCGCGCCGGCTGTCGACACCCCCACCCCGAAATCCACCAAGGAGTAAGCCATGGCCCGTCTATCGAAAAAGCGCGTCTTGCTGGCCAAGATCGAAACCACCTCAGGCCAGGACTCGAGCCCCCTGATCGCCAATGCCGTTCTATGTGGCGATATCCAGCTCAACGGCATTGAGGCCGCGTTCGCCAAGCGCAAGGTCATCCGGCCGTACCTGGGCGCGCCAGGCTCGGTGATGACCACCACCAAGTCCAGCGTCAAATTCGGCGTCGAAGTCGCCGGCGCCGGCGCCGCCGGCACCGCGCCGGCCTATGCCGACCTGCTGCGCGCCTGCGGCCTGGCCCAGACCATCAGCGCCGGGGTCAAGGTGGAATACAAGCCGATCAGCGCGGCATTCGAGTCAACGACCATTTACGGCCACGACGACGGCCTGCTCTACAAGTTGCTGGGCGCCCGCGGCAACGTCGAGCTGAACCTGAGCGTGGGCGACATCCCCATGTACACCTTCAATTTTGAGGGTCTCTATGGCGGCACACCCACCATCGTCGCCAACCCCAGCGGCACCCTGCCGACCTATACCCAGCCGCTCGCGGTCACCGATACCAACTCCGGCCTCATCACCATTGCCGGCAGCACCTACAGCTGGGAAAGCTGCAACGTCAACCTGGCCAACCAGGTCAAGCACACCCCGCTGGTCGGCCGCGAGAGCGTCGAGATCACCGACCGCGAGCCGGTCGCCAAGGTGGTGATCGACGCCTCGGCCACCGAGGAGCGCGCCCTGATCCAGCTGGTCGAGTCGGGCGCCCTGAACGCCTTCCAGGTCATCCATGGCACCGCCGCCGGCAACATCGTCCAGATCGACGGCCCCAAAGTCCAGCTCACCAACCCGACTCGGCAAGAGGTCGACGGCCAGATGCTGATCGCCTTCGACCTGGTGATGACGCCGAATTCCGGCAACGACGAGCTGGTGCTCACCATCAAGTAACCCACGGCGCGGCCCGGCCGCGCCCAACCAGGAAACAGACATGTTCAAGATCAAACCGAAAGCCACCTTCCCGTTCAAGGCCACCCTGCACGCCCCGGGCGAAGGCCGTCAAATCTGCACCTTCGAGGGCCGCCACTTCGGCCAGGAGGAGCTGCAGAACGTGCTGGAAGGCGCCAGCAACGACAACGACATCACCAAGGCAGTGGTGTGCGGTTGGACGCGCAAAGACTTCGACGCCGACTTCTCCGATGAGAACCTGGCCGAGATGCTGGCCGCCTACCCGGGACTTGGCAGCCAGATCGCCAAGGCCTACCTGGCCGAGCTGGCCGGGGCGCCGCAGCTAAAAAACTCGCCGCCGCCGGCCGCCACTGGGCACTAGGCGGCCGAGCCGACGACGCCGAACTGCGCCGCGAATTGCGCCTGTTCGGCGCGGCGGAGGACGACATCGAGCGCCTGGCCGAGCAGCTCGGTGCCGGAACGAAAGGGGATTACGAGGTATGGCCGTGCAACTGGCAGACCGTCACGACATTCATGGGCCTGGCCACCCAGTGGCGCTCGGCCCCCATGGGCGGCGTCACCGGCATGGACTACTCGGCGATCACGCCGACGGTATTGCGCGGCCTGGGTGTGGCCTGGCGGGAGTGGCCGGAGGTGTTCGCCGGCCTGCGGGTGATGGAGTCCGCCGCGCTGGAGGCGTTCAGCGAGGCCGGTGGACCAGGGTCCACCACAGCCAGGCGACGCGCAGCAGCAGGATCGGAATGAGCACCACCGCGGTGGCCATGGCGGCCAGGACGAACAGGAATAGGGCAGACGCGATCATGGAGCAAGTATAGATGGCCTACGGCACTACGGCACTCACCTTGGCGGCCGTGCTCAAGCTCCAGGACGAGCTGAGCCAGCCGCTCGATACCGCCATCCAGGGCGCGAAGAAGCATTTCGACGAGCTCTCGATCACCGCCCAGCGGGTCGAAAAGATCAAGCTGTTCGACGGCCTCAAGGCCGAGCTGGACACGCTGTCCACGGCCCTGGTCGAGGCCAAGAAGAAGCGCGATTTTTTCCTGCAGTCGGCCGAGACCGGCGGCGCCGATGGCGCCAAGCTGTTCGCCCGGGACATCCGCGAGGCCAAGCAGGAGGTGCTTGACCTTGCGGCCCAGGTGGACGCCAAGCGCGGCACCCTGCGCGATCTGGGCGAATCGATGCGCTCGGCCGGTCTTGATGTCGATCATCTGGGCGGGCAGTTGACCCAGCTGAATGAGCAACTGCGCCGCGAAGACGGCCTCAAGGCCTTCAAGCAGCGAGTCGAAGAGATCGGCACCAAGACCGCCGCCGCCGGCCGCGCGATCGAGTCTGTTGGCATCCGACTCGCCGCCATCGGTGGCGGCGGCCAGGCCGCCCTGGGCCAGATGGACTTGGACTTGCGCAGCCTGGTGGGCGGAGCGATCAACGTTGAGAAATCACTCTACGGCATCGCCAGCACCGCCGGCCTGGCTGGTGACCAGGCCAAGACCGCCGTCACGGCCTGGACCGGGGCCATCAACCAGATCGCCAAGGACACCAACCAGCAGCAGGCCAGCGTGGTTGAGGCACTGAATACCCTGGTCGCCAAGGGCATGGATCCAAAGGCCGCCCTCGCCATGCTCAAGCCCATCGGCCAGGCCGCCACCGCCGCCCAGGCCGATATCCTGAGCATGGCCATCGCCGCCGAGGCCGGCGTTTCAAAACTCGGCATCGCCAGCAGCGACACAAAAAAGATGCTCGACATCATGGCCCAGGCCGGCAAGGACGGTGCCTTCGAGCTGAAGGACATGGCCGGCTATTTCGAGATGCTGACGAGCAAGTCCGAGGTATTGGGCATCAAGGGCACCGCCGGCCTGGCGCAACTGGCCGCCGCGGCGCAGATTTCCCGGCGCGCGTCGGGCGATGCCTCGATCGCGGCCAACAACCTGGGCAACTGGCTCAACAAGCTCAACAGCAACAGCACCGCCAAGACCTTCGACAAGATGGGTGCCGACCTGGAGCTGATCAAGCAGCGCGCCCGCGCCTCGGGCGACTTCATCGGCACCATGGCCGACGAGATCAAGCGCCTGACCGGCGGCGACACAGCCAAGATCGCCCAGTTGTTTCCCGACGCCGAGGCCGGCCAGTTCGTTCAGCGCCTGATCCTGGACCTGGACGACTACAAGCGCATCGGCCAGGATGCGTTCCAGGCTGTGGGCGTCTCGGCAAAGGATTTTGACACCCAGATGCAATCCACCTCGGCGCAGATCGACAAGCTCAAGATCAGCGCCACCGCCTCGTCCGGCGAGGGCGGCGGTATCCGGGCAATACTCGAGGGCCTGAACAGCGTCAGCGCCTGGGTCGATGCCCACCCCGACCTGGCCAAGTGGCTGATCTTCGGCTCGGCCGGCCTGGCTGTCGGCGGCGCGGTCATCCTCGGCATCGGCGCCACCGTCACCGCCATTGGCACCATTACCACCGCGCTGTCTGGTGTCGCCACGTTTCTGGCCGCCAATCCGGTTGTTGCCACGCTGCTCGGCCTCGCCGCCGCTGGCGCGGCCGGCTATGCCGCGGGGGGCTATATCGCCGACTGGATCGACGGCCAGGTGCAGGCCCTGACCGGCGACAAGGCCGCCACCCTGGGCACCGCGCTCTATGACCTGATCGAGGGCGAGGGCGGCATCATCCAGACCATCAAGGGCGGCTGGGAAAAGATGAAACAGGCCGGCGCCGACCTGATCGCCGCCCTGCGCGAGGGCATGACCGCCGCCCTCAAGGGCGAGCTGGGCATCGGCAAGAAGCTGACCGAGGCGGTCGCTTACCTGAAGACCCAGACCAAGGAGTGGCTGGCGGTCGGCGGACAGATCGTCGACGGCATCATCCAGGGCATCAAGGCCAAGGCCCAGGCGATGTGGGACGAGGTCAAGGCCCTGGGCAAGGGCGCGCTCAAGGCGATCCGGGACGCCCTCGATATCCATTCGCCGTCGCGTCAGTTCTTCCTGGTCGGCGAGATGGCCGGGGAGGGCATGAAGGCCGGCATCCTGGCCAAGGTCAAGGATGTCCATGCCGCCGCCAAGAAACTGGGCGAGCAGGCGCTCTACGGCGCTAAGGACAAGCTGACCGCCGACTGGCTCAAGGCCACGCTAGCCGACGAGGCGGCGCTCTGGAAGGAGTGGAGCGCCGACCAGACCAAGGTCGCCGAGGCCGCGCAACGTGCCGCCGAATCGCTGGCCAATTCCCTGCGCACGCCGTTCGAGCGCGCCGCCGAGGACATGGCCGGCTACGAGAAGATGCTGGCCGACGGCACGATCACCTGGGAGGTCTATTCCCGCGCGGTGATGAAGACCATGGACGGGATCGAGACCGGCAGCCAGGGCGCAGCCAAGGCGGTGGACGCGGCCGGGAAGTCGATCGCCAAGACCTTCCGCGACAGCAAGGGCCGGTTCCTGCCTGCCGACGAGGCGTTGCGCGCCGCCGAGGAATGGGACCGGGCCGCTGAGGACATCAACCGCAGCCTGACCGACGCGCTGATGCGCGGCTTCGAGAACGGCCGCGGCTTCCTGGATTCGCTGGCGTCGACCATCGTCTCGACCTTCAACACCATGGTGCTGAGGCCGATCGTCCAGGCCGTGGTGCAGCCGATCGGCGGGGCCGTGGCGTCGATGTTCATGCCCGGCATGGCGTCCGCCTCTGGCCTGGGCGGCGGCTCCAGCCTGGCCAACTACGCCAGCGCCGGCGGCGGTTCGGCCCTGGGCGCGATCAACAACGCCTCCAGCCTGGCCAACCTGTTTTCCATGGGCGGGAACACCTGGAACATGCTCTCGGCCACCGCCGGCGGGTTGTTCAACGGCACCACCTCACTCGGCGCCATCCTTGGCTCAACCGGCTCGATGATCTCGACCGCCGCGACCTATGGCACGGCCATCGGCTCGGCCCAGACGGCCATGCTGGCGGCGCAGGAGGCCGGACTGGCGGCGTCGTCGACCATCGCCGGCAGCATCGGCTCGGCGCTGTCGTCTATCCCGGTCTGGGGCTGGATTGCCGCTGGCATACTGGGCGCGTTCGGCAGCTCGATCTTCGGCGGCGAGGTGAAGGTGTTCGACCAGGGCCTGGACCTGTCGGTCAAGGGCGCCGACGCCTCGGGCCGGAGCTACACGCAATACAAGGAATCGGGCGGCTGGTTCGGCGACTCCAGTTACTGGACCAATTACTCCGCCGTCGACCTGTCTGGCATGGATGCCAGCCTGGGCCAGGTGGCCAAGCTGCTGACCCAGATCGGCGGCGAGGATGCCGCGGCCCGGCTGGCCAAGTATACGGCCAGCTACAAGGGTGCGGCCTCCGGCGTCGACGCCTGGATGAAGACGGTGCTGGACGGCATGGTGCGCACCGCGCTGCCGCAGTTGTGGGACGCCTTCCGCCGCACTGGCGAGGAGGTGGACGCGACCCTGCAGCGCCTGGCCGCGACCCTGGACACCGCGGCCGCGATCCGCGCCGCGCTGGGCACGGACATCGATGTCCTGTCCGGCACCATGACCGCCGCCGCGGCGCAGTCCAGGCAGGCGACAGAGAGCATCAGCAAACTGACTGGGCTGCTGGCCGACACGTCGGACATCCAGACCCGGGTCGAGCTGGAGGGGCAGTTGCATCAGGCGGTTATGTCACGCTATCAACTGGAGCAGCAGTACCTGGCCAGCCTGTCGCAGACGTTGCAGCAGGTGGCGGCCAGCCTGGCTCAGGTGCGCGGTTCGGTGGCCGCCTCGGCCCTGGAGATCAACCCGCTGGCGGTGCCGACGGCGGCGCAGTTGCGCGAGTCGATCGCCTCGGCCGGATCGGGGCTCAGCCTGCCCAGCATGACGGCGGTGCTGGCGGAATCGGACCGATACAGCGCCGCCCAGTCCGCCGAGCAGCGCCTGGCCGGTCTGGAGACGGAAAACGCCAGCGATGTGCGCTCGCTCCAGGCCTCGGTGGCCAGCCTGTACCAGATCGCCGTCAAGCACGGCGTATATCTCAACGCCCGGTCCGGCCCGATCGAGCTGAGCAACACTGCCTACGCCTACAACCAGGAGACCAACCGCCTGGCCGGGTACGGCCAGATGACATACACCAACAACCTGTCCCAGGCGACCGCATTCAAGGCCGACGCCGAGGGTAAGGCGCTGATCGCCAGCCTGAGCAAGGGCAACCAGATCCTGGCCGCGAACAGCGCCGCCATGGCGATCGAGGAGCAACTGATCGCCAGCCTAGGCGGAAGCGCCGGCGCCCAGGAGGCCCTGACCCTGGCCCAACAGCACTATGCCGACGCCATCCTGGCCTATGCCGGCGACGCCACCCAGGCCATCGCCACCCTGGAGGCCCTGCGCAGCGAGACCATGCGCTATTACCAGGCGCAGGACGCCCTGGCAAAACTGATGGCGACCAGCGCCGGACGGTTGCGCGACGAGATCGGCAAGGGCCGTGCCTCGATGCTTGGCCAGGCCGGCCAGCTCGGCGACGTGCGCGGCCAGTTCGACCGGGCCTACGCCCTGGCCGGGAGCACCAGCGGCGCGGTCCTGGCCGGCTATGCCGACCAGCTCAGCACGCTGCTGCCCGGCCTGGTGGCTGGGCTGGCCGACCAGTCCGCCACCCGGGCAGACTGGCAGCGCCAGGCCGGCCGCGCCCTAGCCCAGGCCGAGGCCATCGCCGCCCGGGTCGACGCCCAGGCGCCGGCAGGATACGAGGCCGAGGCCCTGGCCCTGCTGTCCGGCATCGACCTGGGTCTGACCAATTTGCAGACCGGGCTGCAGACCGCCGACCAGCAGATCGTCGCCGCCATCGAGGCGAGCAAATCGGCAACCGTCGACGTGCTGGTGCAGATCCGCGACCACCTCGGCGCCACCCTTGGCACCACGCTGCCGGGCCATGCCGACGGCCTGCCCTGGGTGCCCTACGACGACTACACCGCCCGCCTGCATGCCGGCGAGGCGGTGGTCGACGCCGCCACCATGTCCGGCCTGCGCCGCTACGGCATCCCGGTCCGTGGCGGCCAGGGCGGGCAGGACAACGCCGCCCTGCTGGCCGAGCTGCGCGGCCTGCGCGCGGAGGTCAACGGCCTGCGCGCCGAGACCCGCGCCACCGTCAGCCACACCGCCAAGACCGCCCGCCTGCTGGACCGCGCCATGCCGGACGGCGACGCCCTGGCGACGAGGGTAGCCGCATGAACGTGATCAAGCCGACCGCCCTCACCACCGCCATGCTGATCAGCAGCACGGTGCCGGAGGATGACTACGCCGCCTATGCCGCCGGCACCACCTACGCCCTGGCCGACCGGGTCATCCAAGCCAGCACGCACCGGATCTACGAGAGCCTGCAGGCGGCCAACACCGGCCACACGCCCGAGACATCGCCGACCTGGTGGGTGGATATCGGGCCGACCAATCGCTGGGCGATGTTCGACACCTCGGTCAGCACGCAGACGGTCGAGGCGACCAGCCCGCTGACCATCGTCATCGAGCCGGGCATGATCAACAGCCTGGCGCTGATGGAGATGGACGCCATCAGCCTGGACGTGGCCATGGTCGACGGTGTCGGCGCCACCGTGTACAGCCGCGCGATCAGCCTGGACGACACACCGATCATCGATTGGTACACCTATTTCTTTGAGCCCTACGACCTGCGCCGCGACCTGGTGCTGACCGACATCCCGGTCTATGGCGACGGCCGGATCACCGTCTCGCTGGCGTCGTCCGGCACACCCAAGTGCGGCATGTTGGTCGTCGGCGACAACATCGACATCGGCGATACGCAATACGGCGCGCAGTTCGGGATCATCGATTACTCTCGCAAGGAGACCGACGCATTCGGCGTCACCAGTTTTGTCGAGCGCCACTACTCAAAGCGCATGTCGGCCCCGGTCCAGGTCGACAACACCCGGCTCGGCTACGTCCAGCGCAAGCTGGCCGAGCTGCGCGCCACGCCATGCCTGTGGATCGGAAGCGGCGAATACATCTATTCGCCCCTGATCGTGTTCGGCTTCTACCGCAATTTCGACATCGAGATTGCCTACCCAACCCTGTCCCAGTGCAGCCTAGAGATTGAAGGGATGATCTGATGAGCAGCATCACGCCACTACCCACGCCACCGTCCCGCAACGACCCGGAGACTTTTTCCGCCCGGGCCGACGCCCTGCTCGGGGCCTTGCCCACGATGGTCACCGAGACCAACGTCGTGGCCGCCGAGGTCGCCGCCCACGCGGCGGATGTCACGACCAAGCACGACGCCGTGCAATCCACCTACACCGCGGCCATGTCGGCCGGCCTGGCGTCGGCCGCCAGCAACGCCGCCACCGCGGCCACGGCCAAGACCCAGGCCGAGACGGCCCGTGACGCCGCCGATGCCGCGTGGACCGCCGCCCTGGCGGCCAACCCGGACCTCAATCCGGTGATCCGCATGAACCCCTCCGTGGTCGCCCAGGACACCACCATCCCAAGCCACTACAACGCCTACTCGGCCGGCCCGCTCGAGATCGCCGAGAGCACCACCGTCACCATCAACGACCACGCCAACTGGAGCATCCTATGAGCAATCTATCCGTCCGCCAGATCACCGGGAAAGACGGCGGCCCCGTCTATTTCCCCACCGGCATCGCCATCGGCAGCGGCAATGCCGGCGGCATCAACGACATCGGCATCGCCGGACAGCAGGGCTTTGGCGTCGGCATCTGCCCGGGCCCGCTGCCGTCCGGAATGACCGAGATGTCCGGAACGCTCGACCCAGCCTCGGACAACTACGGCAACTACCAGTATTCCGACGGCTCGGTCATGTGCTGGATGCCGGCCTACTATTACAAGATCGGCACCGGCAGCAACGGCCTGGCCGTCAACCTGGTCGACATCAAGCCGTTCGGCACCTACGCCGACGTGGCCACCGCCAACACCGCCGGCTATGCGCTCCACAGAGCTTTCTACGATGGCGGCGCGATCAAGTCAGGCGTGTTCGTCGACAAGTACTTGGCCAGCAACAACAGCGGCGTCGCCAGCTCGATCCGCCTCGGCCTGCCGCTTTCAAGTGCTGCCGCGCACAACCCGTTCGGCGGCCTGAGCGGCGCACCGGCCAACACCTACGCCGGCGCCATCGCCGCCGCAAAGACACGTGGCGCGAGCTTCTTTTGCTCCAGCCTGTTCATCTTCAAGGCCCTGGCCCTGTTGAGTCTGGCCCATGGCCAGGCCGCCACGGCCGCCACCTGGTGCGCCTGGTACGACGCCACCGGCGTGAAAAACCACCCCAAGGGCTGCAACAACAACGCCCTCGGCGACGCCAACGACACCACGCTGGCATTCATCCACGACGGATACGGCAGCGGAAACAGCGCCAAGACCGGCAGCGCCAACTTCTTTGCCCGAACCACCCACAACGGCCAGAACTGCGGGGTGTGCGACCTGAACGGCAACCTGTGGGAGATCACCCCGGGCCTGACAATGAACAGTTCCGACCCGGCCGTGGGCAACTTCTATGTGCTCAAGACCGCCGCCGCGATGAAGGACGTTACCGGCAGCAACACCTTGGCCACCGACCTGTGGGGCGCCACCGGCATTGCCGCGCTCTATGACGACCTCGGCCTGATGAACAGCTTTACCGGCTACGCCGTCAACTTCAGCGACCGCGCCATCACCATGGGCAGCGCCAGCCAGGTGCTCAGTCACGCCACCAGCGGAACCGCCTGGAAGATGGCCGGCGCAGGCATTCCGCTGGTGGCCGGCGGGTCGAATATGTTCGGCAACGATCAACTCAACGACTACAGCACCAACGAGCTGTGCCCGATTGCCGGCGGCAACTGGGGCACCTCCTCGAGCGCGGGGGTCTGGGCGTTGCTTCTCAGCGGTGCGCGGGGCGACTCGTACGCTAACGTTGGGTTCCGCGCGGCCTTGTATCTCTGAAGGCCCGAGCGATAGCGATGGGCCTGCACGATGAAGCCAAGCTGGACCGGAAGTTCGGCGAGATGGCAAAGCTGTTGAACGTCTATCTCAACCACTTCCCGAAGCACGAGAAGTACGGGCTCGCGCTGGAGATCCGGCGCGCGGCCTACGAGACCTATAGCTTCATCGTGGAGGCGCAAAAGCGTTATCACAAGAAAACCGCACTGACCAACCTGGATGTGCGCCACGAGCAGCTTCGCATGTTGCTGCGCCTGGCGCATACGCTCGGCTATTTCGAGTTCAAGGACGGCCAGCGCAACGACCGGCCGGAGGCGACGGGCGAGCATCGCTACCTCGCCCTCTCGCGGCTGGTGGATGAGTTGGGGCGCATGATCGGCGGCTGGATAGTCGCCGAGCGTGTGCTCGACAAACGGGAGGCGTCTTGACATGTGCCCGATTGCCGGCGGCAACTGGAACAACTCCTCGAACGCGGGGGTCTGGGCGTTGAATCTCAACAATGCGCGGGGCAACTCGAACGATAACGTTGGGTTCCGCGCGGACTCGGCTTCACCTCACGGATCGAAAGATCGAAGTGGAACCAAGGGAGACGCCTTCCGGCGCGAGGCGCAAGCCTCGGCGAAATCGGTGTGCATGCGCCTTGCTGGTAGGGCGGCTCGCCGTCTCGAAGGCCTGGCGGCATGAAACGCATCGGTTATTTATTCGAGCAGGCGTTCACGCGCGAGGCGCTGCTGTCGGCCTTTCACGCCGCGGCACGGCACAAGCGCGGCAAGCGCGCCTGCTTTCAGTTCGAGAAACACTTAGCGACCAACTTGGCCGCCCTGCACGACGAATTGCACGCCGGCACCTACCGGCCACGGCCCTATTACAGCTTCATGGTGCACGAGCCCAAGACGCGGCAGATTTACGCGCCCGCCTTTCGCGACCTGGTGGTGCAGCATGCCATCTATGCCGTGGTGTACCCCGTATTCAATCGTGGCTTTATCGATCAGTCGTTTGCCTGTCGGACCGGGCTAGGTACCCATAGGGCGGCGGACTACGCCCAGGCTGCATTACAGGCTTGTCCGCGCGACAGCTACACGCTGAAGCTGGATATCAGAAAGTTTTTTTACCGCATTGATCGCCCTATCCTGCGCACGTTGATCGAGCGCAAGATCAAGGACCGCCGCTTCGTTGACCTGATGATGGCCTTCGCTGACCACGGTGAACCGGTCGGCATCCCAATCGGAAACCTGCTGAGCCAGCTCTACGCGCTGATCTACCTGAGCCCGCTGGACCACTTCATCCGGCGCGAGATCAAGCCGCCGCGCTATTGCCGGTACGTCGACGACTTCGTGCTATTCGGCCTGACCCGCGAGGCCGCAATCACCGCCCGAGATCGTGTGGTCGATTACCTGGTTGGCCTGCGTCTTACGCTGTCGCGATCAACCCTGGCCATGGTCAGGCGCGGGATTAATTTCGTCGGCTTCAGGACCTGGTCAAGCCGGCGCTTTATCCGCCGGCACAGCCTCTACACCTTCAAATCCGCCGCCAAGCGCGGCGCCATGGATAGCGTAGTCAGTATCCTCGGCCACGCCAGAAAAACCCACTCTTTGCAGCACCTGCTGCGCCTCTTGATGGAGCATCACCATGACCTCTATTGTCGCCTACCGAAAATTTATCACCAGCCAGGTCACCCGCGAACTGCGCACGCCTGACGGCGCCACCGAGCTGGCCACACTGAGCGACGGTACGACCTACGTCTGCCTGCCCGCCGGCGCCACGCTGCCAGTCGAGCAGCCGGATGAGATCGCCGCCAGCATCGCCGCCGTCGCGCTGACCGACTCCCTGCGCGATGAGATCAAGGCCGCCAGCCCGCATGTGCGACTAATCAACCAGAGGGTGGTCGAGCGAGTGCGCGAGCGCTACAGCATGGACGACGAGATCAAAATGATCCGCCTCGCCCCGAGCGCGGAGTCGACGGCCTACAACGACCACGTCGAGGCCTGCCGCGCCTGGGGCCGCGAGCAAAAAGCCGCGCTGGGGCTGTAGCCATGCCGACTGTTCGACAAGTGGCGCTGATGCTGCTGGCGTTTTGGGCGAGCCTTGCCGGGGTGTTGATATGGGTTTGCTGACCATCTACGCCGACCGTTTCGTGCCAGAGCCGCACCAGGCCTGCGCACGCGGCCCGGTGATCTTCATCCGACCACGCTGCCGAGGCGATGCCGGGCTGTATCGGCACGAGCTGACCCACGTCATGCAGTGGTTGACTCTGACCATCCTCGGCGTCGCGGCGATCTACCTGATCGCACCGGCGCTTTCGCCCATCGGCGCGCTGCTGCATACGGCCCTGTATACCTGGCTGCCTGAGTATCGGCTGCACTGCGAGGTGCAGTCCTACAGGGCGCAGGCGCGGTGCTATCCGGATGACCGACGGGCTGTGTTCGCGCGGTTCATCGCCGAGCGCTATGGATTGCCCATCACCGCCGAGGCGGCGGAAAAACTGTTGAGGGAGTGATCATGCTAGGTCGAGTCAGCGGATTCATCACTTATTCAGCATCCGGAGCGGCCATCCTAGGCGGCCTGACGCTCAATGACTGGGCTGCCGTCATCGGCAGCGTGGTCGCCATCGCCGCTTTCGCCCACAACGTCATGCACAAGCGGGAGCTGCGCAAGATCGCCCGGGCCAATTGCACGTTGCCGATCGAGGAAGACTGACCATGTCAAAAATACGGATCGCCATTGCCGCCCTGTCGTTGTCCGCCGCCGGACTGGTCGGCATCGTGGCCCATGAGGACTACACCGCCCGCGCCGTCATCCCGGTGCCGGGCGACGTGCCGACCATCGGATTCGGCTCGACATCAGGCGTTCGGCTGGGCGACACGATCACGCCCCCGGTGGCGCTGGCTCGCGCCATGGCGGATGTCACCAAATACGAGGGCGCGCTGCGCCAGTGCGTCACGGCGCCGCTGTACCAGCACGAGTACGACGCCTATTTGAGCCTGGCGTACAACGTTGGGCCCGGTGCGTTCTGCCGGTCGACGCTGGTGCGCAAGCTCAATGGCCACGACTATCCGGGCGCCTGCCGAGAGATCCTGCGCTGGACCTATTACCAGGGCCGAGACTGCAATCTGCCCGCCAATGCCCGCCTGTGCGGCGGCCTGGCCAAGCGCCGGCAGGGCGAGTACCGGCAATGCCTCGGCGATCAGCTATGAGCAAGGGTCGGCCATGGATTGCATATACGATGATCGCCGCTGCCCTTGTCGCCTGCGTCGCGTATGCGGGCTGGTTGATCTGGCGGCCGATGGAGGTGATGGAGCCGCCCACACCGGAGATGCGCCAGGCCGACGGCAGCCTGATGCTCGAGCGCCGACCAGACCCGACGGCACGGCCGCGGCAGCAGACCCCGCGCGGGACGACCGTAGAGCGGATCGCCCGAGTGACCGTCCAGCCTGATGCCGCCCCCGAGTCCGGGCCACCCTGCCCGCCGGTGACGGTGGACATGACCCTGATCCGCGATGCCGGCGGCGGCCGGCGCGTCCTGGCCAGCTCGCCCGATGGTCAGGTCGTGGGCGGCCTCGACGTCCCGGTCGAGCCGATGGTGATCCAGCCTACCCAGAAGCTATGGGCCTCCGGCGTATCCTGGGAGCCGATGCAGCAGACCTTGGGCATATGGGTGGAGCGAGACCTGCAAATGCCGCTTGTGGATATGGCGGCCAGGGTCGGCGTGGATATCAATCAGGTGCGCGTTGATACGTCTGCACGCCCAGAATTTGAGGCGCGGATTCGGGTGGGATTAGCCTGGTAAAAGCGTCTAATACTACGGGTGGATAACCGGCCTTCCGGCTGAGTCCGCGGCGCGGCTTGCTCGCCAGTAGGTCGTTGATCGTTGTCATAGTCGGTCCCCTTGTGCCCGTCTCAGCGCGTCGTAATCGACCCCGCTGCCGCGCCGATATACCAGATGCCCTGCAATCGATAGGACTTCCGCGCCGCCTTTATGGCGCGATTGATTGACCGCGCCGTAGTGTTCCCCCAGCAGCGCACGCAGCCGTTCCCGCCGTTCTCGGCAGGTTTTTGTCGGGTGTGGCAGCGGGGGGTGCGGCTTGTCTCGCTTACCGTCTGCCATTGCGAAAAGGCGTGAGTAAGCACCTGGGCTGCCCTCGCGCGGCTTGCGCCATCCGGCGATGCGGATAATGCCGGCTTCGTGCAACTGTCCGAGGTATTTCGCCACGCCGTTGCGATCCGCGTGCACCTTCTCCGCCAAATCGATGGCATCGATCGGCTTCGTGTGCACTTCCATGTGAGTGATGATGCGCATCACGGTTGGTGCCATTGTTTGGCGCAGCCGTTTATCGATCAGCCATCCGGTTTTACGGTCCAGGAATAATCCTGTGGACGTTGTTTCATCACGCTTCATTTTCTCCCTCCCTTTCAACCACCAACCTACCTCCGCAGTAGGGGCAAAACCGGAATCCGTTGTCTTCCGGGGTGCCGTCTTCCATCAGAAATCGATTGCCGCATTCGGTATCAAACGCGCCATCTTCATCGTCATGCTTCCATGAGCATGCTTTCGTTTCTGGAATAACGACCCTGCGTTCCTGGGCGGTTTCTTGGTGGTATCGCTTGAGGTCATCGATGGCTTCTTGCAGCCGATCAAGGCTTTTCTGGTTCATGCTCATCCTCACTTTTTAATCCGGTCCACTAGGTCGTCGAATCGCTCTCCGCCCAGGCTTCGGTGCCATAGCTCCATGAAGTTTCGCGGGGATAGTTTTCTCAGTTTTTCGTAGCGTTCGAAGCCGCGCTTCCAATCCAACGCTTGATGTCTGTCGGCATTGATCTGGCTGATGAACCCTGCTGTTTCTTCCGCTTTGAATTCCAGCGCCGCGTTGAACCCTTTTTCAAAGCTCAAATTGACTGCGGGAATATCTTCGCCTGATAAATCGCCGTGCCAATCCACCCAGGCTTTTATCATCGCGTTCGCTTCTGATGTCGTCATGATGCGCTCCTGATCTGGTCTTTTCGCGTCACTTGGCTGCTGGCCTGTCCGGTCTTGCGGATGAAGATTTCGACCCTGGGCTGGTCGCTGAATCGCTTATCCACGATGACCCGTTTCACCTGGCAATCGTCCAGCCAAGCCACCCCGTTGAGGGCATCCTTCGCCGCCTTGCCGATGTTGTCCGCGTCGGGTCGGCTGGTGTGCGCGATCTGTGCGTTCAGGGCTGCCTGGCGTTTCCAGTCCGGCCAGCTTTGCGCTGGTGCGAAGTAGGCGATGACCTCGACCTTGAGCGGTCCTTGCAGGGGCGGCTCTCCGCCCATCGCTGCCCTGGCCTGGTCCTTCGCGTCGGCTTCCCACTTCCGTGTTTTCTCCGGCGTGTGGTTGCCATTGGTTTTTCTCCCAAGTGTTTGGCGATGGGCGTACATGCTGGATACGATGCCGAACGGGCCGCCAGCCAGAAAGGCGGCGACCTCGCTCGGGCTTGCTCCGGGCATGAGGCGATAGAGAGCCAGGTGGCCAGCGCCAATGGCGAAACTGGTCAGAAAGGCGGATTTGTAGTGGCCCTGGTTGACGTTCTGGCTTTGGAAGCCAAGGGCAAACACCGAGACGTAGACGCTGGCGAATAGGAGTAGCTCGGTCATGAGGAGATCCGATCCAGCGGGCTCGCCACCCCACGCCCACCGCGATTAAGCACGTGGGTATAGATCATCGTCGTCTTCACATCCGAGTGGCCAAGCAGCTCCTGCACCGTCCGGATGTCGTAATTCATTTCGAGTAGATGTGTGGCGAACGAGTGGCGCAAACAGTGCGGATGCACCGGCTTCGCAATGCCCGCCGCGAACGCCGCCGCCTTCACCGCCCGCTGAATATTCCGCTCGCCCCAATGATGCCGGCGAACCGCCCCGGAACGCGGATCGCGCGAGTAGGTCGGCGCGGCGAAAACATACTGCCACGCCCACTCCATCGGTGCCTTCGGATACTTCCGCCTCAACGCATCCGGCAACTCCACATCCGCGTGCCCGGAAGCTAGGTCGACGTCATGCCAACGGCGCCGAGCGACCAGATGTTCCCGCAACGGCTGCACCAACTTCGACGGCAACATCGTCACCCGATCCTTACCCCCTTTGCCGTCCCGGATCGTTACCGATAACGAAGCCAGATCCAGATCTTTCACCCGCAGCCGCAGGCACTCCAGCAGCCGCATCCCGGTCCCATACAGCAGCTGCACGATCAGCCCATTCGTATCCGGCTTCAAATGCCGGATAAGTGAAGCTGCCTCAGCCTGGGTTAACACCGTCGGCAAATGCTTGCTCGGCTTCGCCCGGGTGATGTTGTCCAGCCAAGGCAAGTCCACGTCCAGGACGTCGCGGTACAAAAACAGCAAGGCCGCCAGCGCCTGATTCTGAGTGCTCGCCGCCACGGTTCTCTCTGTCGCCAAGTGAGACAAGAACGACTCGATCTCGGGCGCCCCCATATCCTTCGGATGGCGTTTCCCATGGAAGAAGATGAACCGCTTCACCCAGTGGATATAGGCCTGCTCGGTGCGTAAGGCGTAATGCTTGGTTCTGAGCAAGGCACGGATTTGCGCCAGCAAACGCGGCGGTTGTTGAACGACAGGCGTTGCTGTCGTGTTGTGACTGTCAGTAACTAGCATTGCCGTGCCTCCTGACGTTATTGAGGTGGTTTAGGCGACATCAGGTGTCGTCGAATTTAAGTTAGACATCAACCCGCGCACCACACGTTTCTGTTTCCCACACTTCAACCGCCGACAAAGGCAAGCGACTGCCGATCTGTATAACAAACCACTGGCACAACCACTCCGATGTTGTGTTCTCATACCCAAGCACATCGTTGATATTTTTGTGGTCAAGCATGTAGATCAACGGCTTTACGACTTCCTTGATGTCATCGAAGTCAAGCACCATGTCCCGGTGGTCAAGTTCGTTTCCGGTGCATTCGATCCTGATCCGGTAATTATGGCCGTGCAGGTTCTTGCACTTGTGACCGTCATGCACCTTTGCCAACTGGTGCGCCGCGCTAAAATAAAAATCCTTGATTGCTTTCATGCTCGTTTTCCTTTGTTAAAAATTGAAGTTGCTGGCCTATACCCATGCCTTCTAGCGGTCTGGTCACGTCAAACCCATCCGTCCACCCACAGTAATTTTTCCCGGCCAAGACAACCAGTTCATCGCCGGAAAATT